GGACGGCTGCAAATGGCCGCGACTGGGGAGCGTGAAGCCGTCCGTGTTCTGGCAAACAAGCCTGCTGGCTCACTACGTTTACGGGTTTCGGTCACAGGATTGGTTTGCGGCACGATCGGCGGAGAAGAAAGGGCTGTTGTGGTCTGGGGTGATCACCTCGAGTCAATGCCCTGCTCTGGATGATCTGCACAATGCAGCTGGTTGGGCGTGGTATCTAGTACACAAGACAGCAAAAAAGGATGAAGCGGCTGAGCGGCCGTCAGATGTTTTGGTTCCGCTGTCATCAAAGATGCGAGAACTGATTGAAGGGTTCCGCGGGCTGGATCCGGAAAGAGTGTTTCCGATGGCCAACAACTCGCGGACCTACTCGGAGGAGTTTTCGAAACTGCTCGAGCGTGCCGGCCTGTCGGATGACGCAAGACGCATTGAGGGAAAGCCGATCATCCGCCTGAGTCTGGGTCAGCGAAACGTGGCCAGTTTCCGGAAGGGATCGTCAGCACTGTGGGCGAAGCATGTGAGCCGCGCGGCATCGAGCTACATGCTTCACCATGCAGTGTCAGAGGAAGGTGTGGCAAAGATGACCGCTGAATCGTACTTGCAGAGTGAAGAGATCCTGAGAGACATCGTCGCGAAGATTGAAACTCTGCCGGTGTGGTCGCTTTAGGATCGAAGTGGAACATCCGCTGTTCATTGTTGAGCAGCGGAAATTGCATCCGCTGTTGTTTTGATAGTGCAAAAACATTGGGATTGTTGAGCCATGAAAATTGAGTTCGATACGAGATCGCCAGAGTCATACCGCACATTTTTGAAGGTGCGGAATTGTCCGGTCTATCACTTCAGAGGAACGGCGGCCATCGTTCCGGATGAATACGCATCGTCAATCGGGATGAAGGGCAAGCGGACACGATCGGCAAAATACGATCCGAATCCCGGGCTGTTTGATTACCAGCGGGACATCACCGCTAAAGCCATTCAGAAGCGGAAGTATGCGATCTTTGCAGATTGCGGCCTCGGTAAGACGATGATGATTCTGGAGTACGCCAGGCACGCTGCAAAGGTCACTGGCGGTCGAGTTTTAATTGTGTCGCCGTTGATGGTGTGCAATCAGACCGTAGACGAGGCCGCGAAGTGGTATGGCGAGCGAAACGGGATCGACCGGGTTCGTGCATTTGATCTCCAATACTGGCTCGATGGCGAATACAACGGATTCGATTCGCAGATCGCTGTCACGAATTACGAATCGATTCGAGAAGGACTGAAGCCGGGGAAGCTGGCGGCGTTGATTCTCGACGAATCATCAATGCTCAAAAGCCATTACGGAGCATGGGGAACACGGCTAATTGAACTCGGGCGAGGGCTGGAATGGAAGTTGTGCGCAACTGGAACGCCTGCCCCGAATGATCGAATTGAGTTTGCAAATCACGCCGTGTTTCTTGACCGGGCAAAAACCGTCAATGAGTTTTTGGCGTCGTACTTTATCAATCGCGGTCAGACGCAAAACCGATGGGAACTCAAGGCCCATGCACTGAAGCCGTTCTATCGCTCGTTGGCAGATTGGTCGATCTTCCTGACGAATCCGGCCACCTATGGCTGGAAAGACAATGTCGGCGTGACTCCTCCGATTCACATTCACATCGATCACATTGACCTGACTGACGCTCAGCGGAAGGCAGCACAGAAACAGACTGGCTCACTAATCACGAATCAGGTTGGCGGCATTGGGGACCGTGGGAAGCTGTCAAGAATCGCAAAGGGAGGCGATTCACTCAAGCCAGAGTTCATTCGCAACATGGTGGCATCGTGGCCGGATGAATCGACGATCATTTGGTGTCACTACAACGACGAACAGGAATCAATGGAGCGGATGTTTCCGGATGCCGTTTCGATCAGTGGCGACACTCCGGAAGACAAGCGGCAAAAAGGCATCGACGCATTCAAGCGAGGCGATGTGAAAGTCCTGATTAGCAAGCCAAAGATTCTTGGATTTGGTCTGAATCTTCAGATCTGCACAAGACAGGTATTCAGCGGATTGAAGGACTCATACGAGGAATTCTATCAGGCGGTGAAAAGGTCCAATCGAATTGGGTCGACCCTGCCGCTGAATGTGCATATTCCGGTAACGGAATTGGAAGTGCCGTTTGTGGACAACGTACTTCGAAAAGCTGGGCGTGTTCAGTCTGACACTGAGCAGCAGGAGCAACTCTTCAAGGAACTGAGTAATGCCGGTATTTAACAACGATCAATGGGCGATTCATCACGGCGATTGCATTCCGCACATGCTGGAAGACATGCCAGAGGAATCGATTGACTTCGCAGTATTTAGCCCGCCATTCCCGTCTCTCTATGCGTATTCAGACGCTCCCGGAGACATTGGAAACGTCGACGCAATGGCAGGAGAGGCACAGGTTCATCTGTCGTTCATGTTTCACGGACTCGCCAGAGTTCTGAAGCCAGGGCGGTCGGCTGTCGTTCACGTCTGTCAGATTCCGCGAATGAAGCGATCGGGCGGCGTTGGTCTGTGTGACTTCAGAGGGACTAACATCAGGCTTGGCGAGCGTGCTGGACTGACCTACGAATACGATTGGACAGTCAGAAAAAATCCGCAGGCACAAGCGATCAGGACACGAGCCAGAGAGCTGCAGTTTTCCGGATTGGAAAACGATCGGGCGGCACAGCGGGGAACACTGAACGATTACCTGATCAAGTTCCGCAAGCGCGGAGAAAATCAGGTAAAGATCGATTCAGAGAATCAGGTCAGCCGAAACGATTGGATCGCATGGGCGGAAGGTTGCTGGGATGACGTGCATGAAACCGACACACTAAACACGGCGGCCGCAAAGTCGGAAGAAGATACGAAGCACATTTGCCCGCTTCAATTGGAGGTCATCCGGCGTTGCGTGTTGCTCTATTCGAATCCTGGCGAGATTGTGTTTAGCCCATTTGCCGGAATCGGATCAGAAGGGTTTGTGGCGATCGGCGGAACATCACCGAAGACAAAGCGGGCGATTCGAGATCCAAGGCGGTTCTACGGGTGCGAACTGAAGCCAGAGTATTATGAACAGGCAAAGAAAAACCTGACGCTGGCAGAATCGCAGAGCCAGTCAGTCAAACAGAATTCATTGTTTGCGGGAGTTGGCGACGAATGAAAACTAAGACAAAGACTCGCAGGATTCTGGCATACAACGGAAGCGAATGCGTTATCGTTTCGCGTGAGACGATTACGACGGCCGACGGGCAGCCAAAGAATTGCGTGACCATTCGCATCGGCCATCAGTTGCGTTTTGTGGCTGAATCCGATGTGAGATTGATCGAAGTCGAAGTCTGAAATCAACAGCGGAACTTGTATGCTCTGCTCATGGTATTTGGCGAAAACATTGGAGTTTTGACGATGCGATATCTGTCTGTCTGCTCAGGAATCGAGGCTGCTTCTGCCGCCTGGCATTCGCTCGGCTGGCGGCCAGTTGGGTTTAGTGAGATCGAGCCGTTTCCGTGTTCGGTCCTGGAACACAGGTTCCCGGACGTGACGAATTTTGGCGACATGACAAAGTTTGAGGAGTGGCCAATTGAGCCGGGTTCAATTGATGTTCTCGTGGGAGGCACGCCGTGCCAGTCGTTCTCGATCGCGGGCCTGCGCGGTGGTCTTAAAGACGGACGCGGAAACCTCGCTCTCACCTATTGTCGAATTGTTCAAAAGCTACAGCCGAAGTGGTTCGTTTGGGAAAACGTCCCCGGCGTCCTGTCCTCGAATTCAGGACGGGACTTTGGTTCCATTGTCGGGGCGATGGCAGAACTCGGGTATGGTCTCGCCTACAGAGTGCTGGACGCTCAATACTTTGGAGTTCCCCAACGACGCCGGCGAGTGTTCGTTGTTGGATGTGCTGGAGACTGGCGACGTTCCGCAGCGGTTCTTTTTGAGCCGGGTTGCGTGTCAGGGGATTCTCAGGCGGGCAGAAAAAAGAAACAAGACGTTGCCGGCGACACTGAAGACTGCGTTGGAGCAGGCGGAAACTTAGATGGTGGCCCTCATGTTGTGAATACATGGGGCGGAACAAAGCGAAAAGACAGGCCCGACGGCGGGTTTTATGCACGAATCGAGTCAACCACAAAGACATTGGACGCTGCCGGCGGCCTGAATCCTGCCTGCAACAACGGCGGAACAATTGTAGTTACGTCCACGGGAAACACAGCCCATTGCCTGAACGCTGGCGGCATGGGACGGCAGGATTATGAAACGGAAACGATGGTGGTTGCGTTCAATTCGAAGACAGATGCAGGAGATTTTGGTGAAACGTCGCCAACTCTACGAGCGATGAATCATTCTGGAAGTCATGCGAATGCTGGAGGGCAGATTGCTGTGGCGTTCACTCAAAACGGTCGTGACGAAGTCCGAGAACTTAAAATACCTGGAGCGTTACCCGCAAGCCCTGCAACACGCCAGCAAACATACTTGTCACAGAATTCCGGCGTTCGCCGCCTGACGCCGAAGGAATGCGAGCGGCTTCAGGGATTCCCGGATGATTGGACTTTGGTTCCGCATCGAGGAAAGCCAGCAGCAGATGGACCGCGATACAAGGCAATCGGGAATTCGATGGCGGTTCCTGTTATGCGGTGGATTGGAAAACGTATTGAGTTGTCCGTAGGGTGAGCAGCGGAATTCCGTTCCGATAACAGGGTGAGTTATGACAATCGAAGAAAGAAAAATCAGCAGGCCAGATTCTCGCTGGAAAGCCGAACTGCTGAATCTGTATCGGTCAGCGGAATCACTCAGGGCCGAAATCCCGGAGCCGATGAACGCGGAATACCAGGCGGGAATCATGATGGCCTGCTCTGCGATATGGCATCGAGTGACTGGCGAGGCGTTGGTGAAGTAGGATCGGATCGTGGTTCCTCTAGGCGCAAAAATACAGGAGATATCATGTCAGACGAAGTTGTTGGCGGTCCTTGTCGGACCTGTGGCGAGCAGGGTGTTTTCAACTGTTGTGGCAATGAGGCCGCTGAGCAGAATCAATTCGCACTGACTGAAGTGGAATTGAAACTCTGTGCAGAGATTCCGGACATCCTCGTGTCTTTGGCCGATACTCATGATGCAAAGGCGTCAATGGCGGCGGCGATGGGGTATCGGAAGTCTACAGACCATCATGCAGCCAGGGCTGAAGAGTTGAGGGCCGAGGCAAAGCGTATTGAGGCTACTTGGTAGGGTCGGACCAACAGCGGTCTGGTACTCCGATCGTCTTGAGGGAAATCATGGACTGGAAGCCAATAGAATCAGCGAATCACCATAAGCCGGTGTGGTTGCGTGCTCCGGGAGTCGGCCCAGTGCTGATGCAATGGAGCTTTGGCCAAAGCCAATGGACCGGCATGTTGTTTGGTGTTGCGGGTCCGATCCGCATTTGGTGGGACGAATCGGTGGTTAAGCCGACAGAGTGGGCACCATCGGAGTGACGCTACCTCTGTTCATTTGGAAGCAGCACTCAGGGGCTGGTCGGTCCTGAGTCGGGGTCGGTAACTGCGGGAAACGGTGACTCCTTTTCTCGGGCTGGTCTCCTGAGTGTGTTTTGTCGAATGAGGATCGGAATAACTGTCCGCGTGTCAAAGAGAGAAACAATAATGAAAGTATCAGTTAATAGAATTGCCTACGCACTTCGAGCGGTTTGGTTGGTTTGCCAAGATTTTCCTGTGGCAAAGCGGCCGAAAGTGTACGAAGGCAAGAAGGCAGAATTGGCAATTGAGCATTTTAATTCGTTGACACCCGCGCAGCGAGGCGCGTTTCTCGCGGCAGCGTTCTGTCTCGCTGATTTCGTAGCGGATGTGGCGGACGATTGCGGGGAGGTCAACATTAACATCACTGGCGAATGAGCAGCGGACTACCATTCTGTTGGCCATGATCCCGAAGCAGATTTCGGGATCATCAACAGCGGTGCGGAACTCCGATCCTCATGAAGCCATTGACATCGGCCAGATCCCTGGTAGACTGTCGGCACCCCATGTGATCTCTAATTTAATCCTATGACTGCTCCCGGCCTCATAAAATGTGCCGGACTAATCGCGTCGTGGGGTGAAGCGAATGTGGAAGCTAATCGGGGAAATCCTGACCAGCAAAAAAGCCATCGCGACGATGGCGGGCGTGTTGATTGTGGCCAGTAACAGAATTGGCCTGCAACTTCCGGAGGAAGCCATTACGCAGATCATCGGGGCGATTGCTGCCTACGTTGTGAGCCAAGGTCTCGCAGACTTCGGTAAGGCGGCAAAGTAATGGCCAAGAAAGCCCCTGCAAAGAAGGCACCAGCAAAGCGACAGCCAGCGGCTAAGAAAGCCCCTGCTGCCGTCGTTGAGCCACCGAAGTCAATCGCGTGGCGGTCTTGGTTAGTCAGTGGGGCCAAGGCTGCCGCGTGGATTGTTTGTGGGGCGGTGGCTGGCGTTTATGCGGCTGGCGGCATTGAGGTTGGTCCGGAGCCGGTTGTCCGCAATGACGTGCTTCAGCAGTCATATGAAGCGGACAGGATCACTCAGGCGGCCGTGCTTCGAGACTACGCCGCAAAGGGATTCGCCAACGACGACGCAGGAAGAGAGGCCGCAACGAAATGGTTCAATGAAAACCGTTTCCGCAATCGCGGCCCTGACTTCCGGCCGTACACGTCAGCAGTCACAGACCATTTTGCAGCCGGGACGCTTGTGAAATTCGCTGATGAACTGGAGGGCAAATGAGCGGATTCATCGGCGGATGGTTGCAGACTGAAGAGGATCGCGATTTCCTTGACGCATTGCCGGGCGAATCGTCCGTGTTGGCCATGCGTGGCAGTTACAGCGAGATCAAGGTTGACCCTCGCAAAGTGATGAAGATCGAGAACCAAGGTTCTGTCGGATCATGCCAAGGGCACGCACTCAGTTCCTGCGTTGAGCTGTGCTATTACATCGCTACTGGTGATCTGACGCGCCAGCTCAGTCGGGCAATGGGATATTACGAGACGCAGCGAATCGACGGCATCACGTCAGACCGTGGCAGCACAATTAGCGGCGGGATTAAGCTCGCGACGACAAAGGGCATCTGCCGCGAAGAACTCTGGAAATACTCAGGCCGGTACGACGCTCGCAGACCATCGAATTGGGCCGAGATCGAAGCAGACGCGGCTCAGCACAAGGTTGGCCAGTCTTACCGGATGGAATCCTATGACGGCGTGAGAACGTTTCTTGGCAGCGGCCAAGGCGGAATCTCGATCGGCATTTCATGGGGTGGCGAAGTCGACCGGCCAATCGTCAACTCATTTTCTGGGGCTGGCGGTGGCGGCCATGCAATCGCCCTGCTCGGCCTATCAGAACGGCTTGATTCTTCCGGTCGGCCTTTCGTGTTCATGCTCAACAGTTGGGGCGCAAACTGGGGCAATGGTGGCTGGGCTGAATGGGCACCAAATGCCGTGGAGCAAATGCTGCGGCATCGGTACACGGCCTGCTTCGGGCTGTCCGACATGCCAAACGTAAAGCCTCGTGAATTCACCTTGGAAGACATGCGGAAAGGGCTGGAAATATGAAACGATTTTTGTTTCTGATCATGCTAACTGGATGCGGTGATTCCGGCGAACTGGCAGCAATGCGGGCCGCATTTGAAAACGCAAAAGAGATCGTCGTTTCTGAGCAGAAGGCGACATCAGAAAAGACAACCGAGGCTGTTGTGATCCTAAAGGAAAACACAGCGGCACTCGCTCGCATAGAAACAAAACTGGAAGCAAGTTTGTCGTCTCCAAAGTCCAACGGAACGGAGGTGATCAAGTCTGCCCCTGAGCCGCCGGCAACAGCGAACGACACCCCAAATCCTCTCAAGGTCGCTACGCCGGCGGCTTCTTTTCGAACCGCATCAGACGGGACCATTTTGCGGTGGAATGTCGAGGGCAACTGGAGTCCGACAATACTCGAAACATCGCGGCACCTTGGAGCGGATCATGGAATCAACACCAACGGTATGACTCACCAAGAAATGGCTGACATTCATGCGTCGATTCATGATGGCAAACAGATTCCAGTTTCAGCAGTCAGGGTTAAAAATGCGGGTGCGGTTTCGAATTGTCCCGGCGGAATGTGTCCGACAAATCGAACACAGCGACGACGAGGACTTTTCGGAGGCTTGTTTCGATGAACTTGATCAAGCCAGTCGATCTGCGACACATGAACATCCGCGAAGCGATCCAAGCGGTGATCAGCGGACGGATCGAGCGGATCGAATGGTCGGAGACGGTCAACCTGAAGCTCAAGCATGATGGCGAGCAGGCAGTGTTGACAGTGACAGACGGGACGGTTGAGGTTGATATTCCGGGGCCAATCAGCCCTGATGTGTTGCGGGTGACAGCTTATGAAGATCATGCGTTGGTGGATCTGAGGTTGAGTCAGGTGAGGATCAATTACTGATGAGCCGCGATGACACAATCATGACCAGCCTGCTCTACGAGCGAGCCGCGCAATGTGGATCATGGGCTGGGGACTTAGCAGTAAGCAAAGAGGGTGAGACAATCGACTTTTATGGTCGGCGGATGTTGAGACTGGAAAAGAAAAAGCGGATCAAATCTACGGACACAGACGAGGAAATCGCAAAGGCGATAACTCCAATCATGGCGTGGCTGTTCTGGCAGATCGCTCCGGAACTGCTCATGTGGATTGTCGCAGCGATCAGAAAACGGATTTGGCAACAGGAGCCGCAACATTGAATATCTCGGCAGAAGTAATTTTGGGAGTGATTACAGCACTCGGCGCGGTCCTGAGTGGGGCTGTTGGCAAAATGTGGGTGTGGTTTAATGCTGAACTGCGTGAGTGCAAAGACGATCGGAAATCGCTGAATGAGCGAGTCGAGACGATGCACGCCAACATCGCAGAGATCAGTACAACCGTTGGGCGGCTTGAAGGCCGATTGAGTGACCATAAATGACGGCGGTTATCAATGTTGTGGCATTTTTGTTGTCAATGATTTGGGACGCGACGGGCGGGCTGGTTTATTCAGTTTGGAAGCAGTTGCAATAGGATCGGATCGTTGATCCGCTGTTG